GGTGGAACTGGGTCAACAGACAATAAAACAGCAGGAGCTGGTGGTTCTGGTATAGTCATAATTAGATATACAACTGGATCAATGACAGCAACTGGCGGAACAGTAACAACAAGCGGAGGAAATACAATTCATACATTTACGGCTAACGGAAACTTTGTGAGGACAGCATAATGGCACACTGGGCAGAAATTGATGAAAATAATATTGTTACTCGTGTAACTGTTGGAGACAATAATGATCCAGATGAAGGGTATCAGTGGCTTGTAGATAATTTGGGCGGAACTTGGATTAAGACTTCCTACAATGCAGCAACAAATGGTTTTAGAAAAAACTACGCAGGTATTGGTTATACATGGGATGAGGATAGAGATGCCTTTATTCCGCCTCAAAGATTTGAGTCATGGAAGTTAGACGAAGAAACATGTATCTGGGTACCCCCAAAGCCTTATCCAGAAGACGGAAAAATATATGTATGGGATGAAGATGCTCAAAAATGGCTGGCAGATCTAGAATAAAGGAATGCTATAATTAAGTCATACCAATTAGGGGATATGTGAACCAGATTGTCAGATAAAGATTTTAAAGTAAAGAATAAGCTTGTAGTCAATGGACTTACTGGCGGTGCTGGCCCGCTTATTGCCAACTCAAATAAAGAAATAGATTCAGTAGCATTCCTAACTACATTGCAGGGCGGAACAGGAACAACAACATCTCCTTCATCAGGTCAAGTATTATATTCAGCAGGCGGAACAACATATAATCCAACAACCCTAAACACATTAGATGTAAAGGGTGCTACATATTCTGCAGATGCCCCATCTAGCCCAGTAGTTGGGCAAATTTGGGTGGAATCAGATGTAGACTCAGATTCATTTGATCCAAATATTATTCGTCGTAAGACATTTACCGCAACAGCGGCACAAACAGTATTTACAACAGATGTTCCATTCATTCAGGGGTATGAGCAGGTGTTCTTTAATGGAATGCTATTAATTAGAAATTCAGATTATACAACTGCAAGTAATACTAATGTTACATTATCGGCTGGAGCAGCAGCAGGAGATATAGTAGAAGTAGTATCTATTACTAATTTAAATTCTATTAATACCGCCACAACTACAACAAATACATTTACTGGGAATCAATATATTCAAGGTGCAATAGAAGCAAGTGGATCAATTTCATCAACTACATCAAATGCTCAATCAGTTCATGTTGATGGCGGAGGATATGCATATAGAATTAGAGCAAATACTTCAAACAATGCTGCAGCTCTTCAATTTACTAATAATGTTGCTTCTACAGACTGGGCGTATATAAATGCTTCTACCCAAAACAATATGGTTATTAGAACAACCACAGGTGCAACATCTCCAGCCCAGTACGCCTGGTTAGGAATTAATGGCGGACCAGTTCAAATTAGAGATATAACTGCAGCGGGTGGAGAATCTTCTGATTGGCCAGTTCCAAGTTTAAGTATTGCATCTTTTGATGACTACACACACAACACAATGCTTGGATTTCTTTTAAGAGATGACAGTAATTATATTTTAGATTATTCTAAATGGAATATTAAGATATCTGACACGGGAAGCAAAACAACATCGGCATCTACAACAAATATGCATTTTGGCGGACCAGGAGCAATGATACTGTATTCTGGAAATGCAGAAAGAATGCGTTTAGCAGCTGACGGAACAGTAAATGTTGTTTCTGGAAGCCTTCAAATTGCTGGAGCTCCAGTCGGATCAGTACTTGTAAGTGCAACTGCTGTATCTAATTCTTCTGGAGCAACATTTGATGGAGTATTTGGATCATCCGCATATGATAATTATTTTATTGCTATTTCAAATGCTACTTTTTCTGTTACAGATGCAGATTTAACAATGTCTCTTAGATTAAGCGGAACTGGAACTGTTGGATTTGATAATGGTCAATATCAACAACAGTATGCAACTACAGTAACATCAAATGTTTCTACAGGAGGAAGAATTGGATTCGGCTCATCAAGCTACCCTGGATTATTTGGAGCGCAAGTAACATTATTTAATCCATTAGTAGCAACACCAACAGTTGGATTTGTTCACGGACATTCTATAAACTCATCTGGCCAACCATTTAGATTTACATCTTCAATTTATAAATATAATAGTACATCGTATTTTGGCTTTGCGCTAACTCCTTCATCAGGAACATTTAGCGGTATAGTAAGAGTCTATGGATTGAGGAACTAATTATGACTGAAAAAATTATTATTACTAATTATAATCACGAAACAGCAGAAACAACAGAAGTTGAATTAACTGGAGTAGAGCGTGAAGAATTTATTGCAATGAGAGAAGAATCTAATGCTGCATTAATTGCAGCAGAGCAAGCAAGATTAGATAAAGAAGCAACTAAAAAGGCAGCATTAGCAAGAGTGGGTCTCACAGAAGAAGAAATTAATCTTATACTAGGTATAGATTCGGAAGGAACCGTATAATGTCTAGAGTTAGAGATATAGCTAATATACTATCAGGTGGTAGTTCTGCTATTGCTACAGATGCCGAAATTCCTTCATATGTTGCTGGAAAAAATGCTATTGTTAACGGTGGCATGGATATCTGGCAAAGAGGATCTAGCTTTGCTTCAACAGGTGGAGCATACATTGCTGATCGTTGGTATGGTGCAGCTTCAGGTTCTGGATCCACTACTTATTCTCGTCAGTCTCCAGGCTCAACATTACCACAATTTCAATACTGTCTTCGTTCTCAAAGAACAAATGGTAGTACCGAAACAACTTCTCAACAAATTGGACACACATTAGAGACAGCCGAATCATTAAGATTTGCAGGTCAAACAATTACAGTATCTTTTTATGCTCGTGCTGGCGCTAATTATTCTCCAACAGGTGGGATACTATATTTTATATTAAATTGTGGAACAGGCACAGACCAAAGAGTATTAGGTGGCGGATTTACTGGTGTTTCAACTTTAATTTTTCAAGCACCCGTTCTTACAACTTCATGGCAAAGAATTTCATATTCAGTTGCTATACCAAGCAATGTAACCCAAATTGGTTTTTACACACAAGCAAATGTGACTGGAACTGCTGGAGCAGCAGATTGGCATGAGATAACTGGATATCAATTAGAGGTTGGTTCAGTTACAACCTCATTCTCTCGTTCAGGAGGAACAATTGAAGGAGAGCTTTCTGCCTGCCAAAGATATTATCAGCGCAAAAATTCAGCGGGAAACGGAACAATTTTTGCAATGGGCCAATGTCAAAACACAACAAATGCATACTATATGTGCCCTACGCCAGTTCAACTAAGAGTCACGCCTTCGGTTGCTACAAGTGGAGTTGTTGGCTGGACTGCATCTACAGGAAACGCAGGAGGAACAATTGCTGTTTTTCAAATGAGTCCAGATGCAGTTAGTCTTCAGCTTACTGGAGGAAATAGCTTGGTTGCTGGTAATGCTTCAGCAATGGCAGGAAGTACGTCAAGCGCATATTTAGAATTAAGTGCGGAACTATAGGAGATAATTATGGGTAAAAAAATAAGAGTATGGGATGGAACAGCATGGCAAGATGTAGCACCATCATTGCCATATACCGCCATTCATTCTGCCCAAGCCTCTATGCCAGCAACTGGCGTAGATGGGCAAGTTTGGCTAGATACAGATGGAACTTTGGCGGGACAAGATTTTGTTCCATTATCTGGCGGAACAATGACAGGAAATTTAAATACTCCTTCTATTAACTCAGGCCCAATTGTTGGACGTAATAAAATAATTAACGGAGACTTTTCAATTTGGCAACGTGGAACTTCATTTACTGGAATAGCGTATGACCAACCAGTTGCAGATAGATTTTTTACAACAGCAAATAATATTGGCTCGCTAACAACCAGTAGACAATCATTTGCTTTAGGCTCTGCCCCAACTTCTGGATACGAGTCACAGTATTTTCTTAGGTATTCTTTGGCTCAAACTGGTTCTGGGGGAATAAGCAATCAGGTATTTACAAAAATAGAAGATGCAAGAACATTTGCTGGTCAGCAAGTTACATTCAGCTTTTGGGCTAAATCTTCAACTGCATATGGAGCTACAGTATTTATTGACAGATGGTATGGTTCTGGTGGCTCCGCAGTTGATTATAATGCAGCTTCTTCATCTGGATTTAATGTAACAACCACATGGCAAAGATTTACAACCACTTTAACTATTCCATCAATTTCTGGGAAAACTGTAGGGGCTAATTCATTCTTAAGAGTAGGAATTACTCTTCCAGCATACACAACAGTTGATGTAGATACATGGGGATGGCAGTTAGAGGCGGGGAACCAAGCAACTCCATTTCATACTGCTACTTCAAATCAACAAACAGAATTGGCAGCATGTCAGAGATATTATGTTAGATACACAGGAGTAGACTACACGGTTTTAGCAACTAATGGATATACACAAAGTACAACACAAGGTGCATACTGGACTAGCTTGCCAGTTACCATGAGAGTTCCTCCCACTTCTGTTGAATTTAGTAACGTTGAGTTTAGAGATTCTGGAGGAGGCTCAGGATATGTTGTAAATGCAATAAGTGTTGCTCCTACTTTAAGTACTCAAAACATTGCTCGTGGAGGAATGACAATATCTAGCGGTACGTGGACAACATTTAGACCAGGGTTCCTTGAAGGAAGCGGAACACCATGCTATCTAGGCTTTTCAGCGGAATTATAAGGAGATATAAATGCCAACAGAAATAAAAAAGAAAAAAATGAAGGCAGGAGTCTGCGAAGACTGTGGCAATCCTACTTATGAAAGCAGAGCCTTAAAGTGCAAAACATGCTGGCTTGCAAGGCCAGTAGAAGGAAGAAAAAATACTGCTAGAAAATATCAGTTAAAAAGAAAGTATAAGCTATCTTTTGAAGATTACGACGGTATGCTAAAAAGCCAGAAGTCTTCTTGCGCTATATGCGGAATTCATCAGTCAGATCTTAAATTTTCTTTGTCAGTAGATCATGACAGATCTTGTTGTCAAGAAAAGGTGTCCTGTGGTGAATGCGTAAGAGGATTACTTTGTAATAAATGTAATTTAGCTTTAGGATACGCAAATGATAATATAGATTTATTGAATAATATGATAAAGTATTTAAAGAAGCATGATGGGGGTAAAAAGTAATGGCCGTAGTTGGAAATACACCAAGACCAGCTTATGTATATGATACAGAGACAGATACATGGGTTCCCGTCGGAGTTGGTGCACATACTCATAGCGATATCCCAAACACATTAGTAGATGCCAAGGGAGATTTAATTACTGCCACTGCAGATAACGTTCCTGCCCGTTTAGCAAAAGGGTCGGACGGAACAGTATTAGTTTCTGATTCTACTACTTCAACAGGATTAGCATGGCAGCCATACGGAGCAATTCAAGTTGCTGGAAGAAATAAGTTTATAAACGCAGACCTTGCAATTAATCAAAGATCCTTTAGTAGTTCAACAACTAATTCTGCTTATAATTTTGATCGATGGATATTTGAATATTCTAGCTCATCAACTAATACTATCTCTGCTCAAACATTTACGCCAGGTGCTGCACCAGTTGCAGGATATGAAGCATCAAACTATGTAAGACTTACATCTGTTGCCAATGGTGGCGGGTACTGTGCTTTTATTCAAAAAATTGAAGATGTTCGCACATTTGCTGGACAAACAATTACAGTATCATTTTGGGCTAGAGCTGGAAGCGGTACTCCAAAAATTGGAGTCGGATACACGCAGGTATTTGGAACGGGAGGCTCAGGAATTAATTATAACGGTGCCGCTGCTAAAACAATAAGCACCTCTTGGGAAAGATATTCTTTTAATTTATCAATTCCAAGTGTAGCTGGAAAAACCATCGGGCCTGGAAGCTGTTTATCTATTTATCCTCTTGTTTCTGATACAGTAATTGCAAATTCAGTTGGGCTTCAAAGTGGCACATTTGATATTTGGGGTCTGCAGGCGGAGCTTGGAAATATTGCTACTCCATTTACTACAGCAACAGGTACTATTCAGGGAGAAATTGCTGCCTGCCAAAGATATTATTATAAATTTGGAACAGAAGGATCCTCATCTTCATTTTTCTTTAGTCCTCTAGGAATGGCAAATGCTACAACGCAAGTGATTGTGACTGTACCATTTCCACAGGTAATGAGAGCAAAGCCATCTTCAATAGATTACCTAGCCCCAAGAGTTTGGGATGGGGTAAACACAGCCGTTGTAGCTTCATCTTTAACCTTTGGAGATGCATCAACTACTTCTGGATCCATTAATGCAAATGGATCAGGATTTACATTATATAGACCATATTGGTTAATGAATAATAGCGGATCCTATATTGGATTTAACGCAGAACTATAAAGGAGAAATAAATGCTAAACTATCAAACAGTAACAACTGAAAATATGGACGGAACTACAACAGATCATATTATTATTGATCGTGGAAATGAAGAGTTTACTTCATTCCCCGCCGTTGATGGAAACCCTGCATATGAGGCTTTTAAGCTTCAACTAGAAGCAGAAGCAGCGGAGTAATAAATGTCATATCAGCTCAAGGTAGTCAAGGACTATCCAATTGGTTTTTGGCCACTGGATGAGTCTTCTGGAACTACTGCTGCTGATATTTCAGGATGCGGCAATAATGGAACATATTCAGGAGGAATTACAACTGGATTAATTCCATTAGTTTCTGGTGGGACAAATGGTTCCTTAATAACTAATACTAAATATATAACATTACCTGTAACTAAAGATTATTATGGATCTACCGCCGACGGCGGATTTGCAGATGAAAACTCATCTGACAACGATTTTTCTTTAGAGGTATGGATATATCCTAAAATTACAACAACTACCCTAACTCCAATATTTGCAGATACAGCCGCAGGTGTTGGAGTATATTATGAAAAGGGAAACATAGTATTTAAACTTGAGGGGGAAAGAATAGATTATACACTCCCAATAATTAATCAATCAACTCATATCGTTGCAGTATATTCTAAATCAAGTATGTCCTTGTACGTAAATGGCAAGTTTGGCTCAAGCAAGTCTTTAGATAATTTTAAATTTACAAATTCAAGCATTACATTAAAGATCGGCCCTACAACAAGTGCATCAGATTCATTTGTAGTAGATGCCCCAGCAGTTTATAGATATGGACTAGATTCAAGTATTGCTGCCGAGCATTATAATATTTCAAGCGGCACATCTCCTTTGCAGGTGGCCTATCCAGAAAATGGAACCTTATTTGATATATATGATGATGGGGTTGCAAGACAATACGCATTTATGTACCCAGCCAATAGACCATGGGAGTACTTCTTAACAGAAGATTTAATATACAATGGCGAAGAAAAATATATCGAAATTAAAAAAACGGCCACTGCAGCCTCTAAGAGCGTCGTAATAACAGATGCTATCTCAATACCTTCTGGGTTCAGTCTAGACTCGTCTAAGATAGAGTGGAACGGCGATAACGGGGTGTCTATAAGAACCTCTATAGATGGTACAAGTTGGGAAGTATGTACAAATGGAAGATCCATTCCACAATTTAAATTGGATGACAATTCATTTAGCTCAGAAAGAATCCTTTATCTTGAGATAACTTTATCTTCCTCAGATGCATCAAAATATCTGCCAAGGCTTTATAGTTTAATTATATGTTTCTACAATGATCAAATATTGTATTCTCAAACAAATGGTGATTACATCAATACCTTGGATGGACTATCTGGGGCTACAATAAAAGAAATTACGACGGGTAGAATTAGTTATCCTATTCTTTGCCGCCATAAAAATAATGGCTTAAGAACTGGATCGGCATCTGGATTTAAAGTAAATACATCCGAATCAGTCAGAACAGTAGAGTTCTTTTTGACCCTATCCGCCCTTACAGCAAATTCTATATTATTCAGTAGCGCAGATGGAGACTATGTTGCCTCTAAATTTGCATGGGGAAATACTGGAACTATTGATAAAACTAATATATCTGCAATTTATGTCAATGGTGTAGACAAGACATCTGCGACAAATATTAGCACGGTATTTACAGCAGATGAGCTTTATCATGTGGTGATAGTAGTTTCTGGACCAATTACTGGACCAATCAGGTTTAACTATTTAAGTTCTGGCGGACCATCTTCCCTATATCAGTACCTTTCATATTATCCAGAAGCATTTACCTCACAGAACGCCATAAGCCATTATGCAATGCATACAGGCAGAAACTCTGCCGTGGCAGATGATTCGTCAGTCTCTTTGACAGAAAATGCGGTTAACTTCTACAATAATGACTGGATTGTAATACAAAACAGATAATTTGTCAGACTGCCTGACAAAAACGCTGGACTTAAACAGCAAAGAATGGTAAAATAAAAACCTATGGATATCAACAAGGTTAACTCAAAGGTTTTGGAAGAAGAAACAAGACTAGGTATTTATGTCTGGGAAATGCCAGACGGTAGATGGATTGGAGACGATGATGGTAACTTTCTTTCTATCACGTCGACAAAAGGAAATAGATCCAAAGTCGATGCTCTGGCTAGAGAAGTTCGCTCATACGGTATATATGAGGGCGGGCCTAAATTTCTTTCGGGAAGAAGAAAAATCGATGACGAAGAATTCTCATACCAGCAATCAAGATTGAACTTGGGACTTGTACCAGATCCATTAGATATTGGAAGCTACAAAGACGAAATGAAGAACTTAAAGAATCTAAGGGGATAAAATGGAATTCATTGAAGAAGAGACAGAGCAAGTAAACGAAATCAGAATTAATAATTCTTCTGATTGGTTTTCATTTAAAAAAGAGTCTTCAAGCAATGACCCGTTTGATATTGGCAAGGATGACCTCGTAAAGGTAAGAGGGCTTAGCCCAGCATTCCGTCGTAAGATGGGAAGAGAATTAAGTAAGTCATTTACTGGAGTTGACGGCGCAGCAACACAGCAAAATCTTTTGGCACAAGCAATTAGCGGATACTCAATGTTTGACCTTGTGCAGCCTCCATATAACCTAGAATATCTTTCACAGATTTACGAAATATCAACTTATAACTATGCAGCAATTAATGCAAAGGTCTCAAATATTATTGGGCTAGGTTATGATTTTGTTGAGACAAAGAAAACAAACGATGCCTTTGATTCAATCACAGATGATAAGCAGTTAGAAAGAGCACGTAGAAAATTAAATAAGTTACGTCAAGATTTAAATGCTTGGCTTGATTCAACAAATGATGAAGATACCTTTACAGAAACTCTTAAAAAGGTTTATACAGATCTAGAGGCAACAGGAAATGGATTCCTTGAAATCAGCAGAACCACAGCAGGAAACATCGGATATATTGGACATATCCCAGCTAAGACAATGCGTGTGCGTCGTCTGCGTGATGGATTCATTCAGCTACTCTATGGCAAGGCCGTTTATTTCAGAAACTTTGGAGATATGGACACACCAAGTCCGATTACATCTCAGGAAGATCGGCCAAACGAAGTAATTCATTTGAAGAAGTATACTCCAATGAATAACTATTATGGCATCCCAGATATTATTGCTGCACAGAATGCATTGGCTGGAAATGAATTTGCAGGCCGTTATAACTTAGACTACTTTGAAAATAAAGCGGTTCCTCGTTATATTATTACGGTCAAGGGCGCAAAGCTTTCACCAGACTCAGAAAGAAAACTGCTTGAGTTTTTCCAGGTTGGTCTTAAGGGCAAAAATCACAGATCCCTTTACGTTCCACTTCCAGCAGATACCCCAGACTCAAAGGTTGAATTTAAAATGGAGCCTATTGAGGCGGGAACCCAGGAGTCATCATTTAATAAATATCGTCAGGCTAATAGAGACGAAATCCTATTGGCTCACAGAGTTCCTATTAATAAGATCGGTGTCCCCGAAGGAGTATCCCTTGCAAATGCTCGTGATGCAGATAAGACATTTAAAGAGCAGGTTTGTAGACCAGCTCAGATGATATTAGAGAAAAGATTAAATCAAATATTTGCAGAAAAGACAGATGCTCTTTCTCTTAAATTTAATGAATTAACGCTTACAGACGAAGATACTCAGTCTAAAATTGATGAGAGATATTTGCGTATGCAGGTAATTACCCCTAATGAAGTTCGTATCAGAAAGGGCATGATTCCTCTAGATGGAGGAGATGATGTTATTGAATTAAAACCCCAAGCAGCGGCGGAAGCTAGGTCTCAGGCTGGAAATACTAGAGCCAGATCACAAGAAAGACAAAGTAATTCTCCTGATAATTCTGGAGAAGGTCGCAATGCTAAGGGGGATGGCAGAACAGTAGAGTAGTACTGCTCAACTAGTTATTTGCCTTTTTATCTACAAATAGATAAAATTAACCATATGAACATTGAAAAGTCACATTGGTCGTCCAATGGAGAAAACATACATCTTGCAGTTCCTTTCACAAAAGTAAATCGTGAGAAGAGAACAGTATCTGGTTTTGCAACTCTTGATAACATTGATCAAACAGGAGATGTTGTAACATCAGAAGCAAGCCTAAAAGCATTCGAAGGTTTCCGTGGAAACATTCGTGAGATGCACACACCACTTGCAGTTGGCAAGATGCTTTCATTCAGACCAGAAACATTTTATGATCCAAAGTCTGGTACATTTTATAATGGAATTTATGTAGACGTATATGTATCAAAAGGTGCAAATGATACATGGGAAAAATGTTTAGATGGCACCCTTACAGGATTTTCAATCGGCGGAAAAATTACAGAGTCAGATAATGAAGTAAACAAATCAACAGGACAAACAGTTAGATTTATTAAGTCATATGATTTAGTTGAACTTTCAATTGTCGATTCCCCAGCAAACGAACTATGCAACGTTCTATCTATTTCTAAGATGAATGGACAATTAGTATTTAAGGGAATGGCTGCAGATGTAGTTGCAGAAAATATTTTTTATTGTGAACAAAGCGATTCAGTTTTTATGTCAACAGAGAAAACATTTGAGTCACCAATTTCTGGACTACCAGCAACTTTAATAGGTTGGGTTGAATCAACAGACGTTAACAAGTCAAAAGAAATAGATAAGATTCTTGCTTCATTCAAGAAGTCAAGATTACCGTTGCCTGATACACAAACAATTGCAAAACAGGCAAACGCAGAAGGAGGTAATGAAGTGTCAGAAAATACAGAAAACACAGTAGTCGAAGAGACTACAGTCGTTGAAGAGACTCCAGTTGTTGCTGAAGAAGCACCAGCAGTTGTCGAAGAAGCTCCTGCAGCAGATGCAGTGGCAGACGCTCCTGCCGAAACTCTGGAAAAAGCAGCCGATGTATCAGAAGTTGAGGTTGATGAACCTGATTTTGCAAAGATGCTAGGCGATCTAAAAGGCTTTTTCTCAGATACTCTAAGTAAGGCATCAGAAGCAAATGCTGCACAAGTTTCATCTATTAAAGATACAGTTGAAACATTCAGCAAGAGCGTTGATACAAGAATTTCAGAGTTGGCAGAACAACACACTGCGCTTAGCGCAGCAGTTAATCAAATCAAGAACACGATTGATGGCGTAGAAAAGCGTGTCGATGCAGTAGAATCCGAGACTGCAATTAAGAAGTCCTCTGACCTTGGCGGGTCACAGGAAGTAAAAATCCAAAAATCAACATGGGGCGGTTCTTTCCTCGGCTCCGTAAAAGATTTAATCAACTAACTAAGGTAGGTGAAATAATATAATGAGCAATGAATTGTTAGAAAAAACAATCGCATCTGGCACAACAGCAACAGCTGGCATGAACGGTGGTTCCCTTTCAGGAACTGGTGTACACGTCGGTGCTACCGAAACTGGTGGTCTGCTAAACCCAGAACAGTCTGCTCGCTTCCTGGACTACATGTTCGACGCTACCGTTATCGGTAAGGTCGCCCGCACTGTCCGTATGAAGTCAGACACAACAGAAATTGATCGCATGTCAGTAGGCGAAAAGCTTATGAAGCTTGCAACAGAAGGTGACGACACTGGGGCTAACTCAGCAGTAACTTTCTCAAAGATCTCTCTCACAACAAAGAAGCTTCGCTTGGACTGGGAGCTTTCAACAGAGTCTCTAGAAGATAATATTGAAGGTCCAGATCTAGAAGATCACATCGCCCGCATGATGGCAACACAGGCAGGTAATGACATTGAAGATGTAGTCCTTAATGGAAATACATCACTATCATCAGATAACCTTTACAAGGCATTTGATGGTGTAGTAAAGAAGGCTAAGACATCTGGTCACGTTGTTGACGCAGGTGGAGCTGCAGTAAGCCGTGCTGTATTTAACAGCGCACTTAAGGCTCTTCCACGTAAGTACAAGCAACGTCGTGCAGACCTTCGCTTCTTGGCAGGTTCAAACCTAATCCAAGATTTCCTATATGCTAACAGCATTGGAACAAACAACACAATCCCACAGGACATCGCTTCAAGCGTAATCCGTGGACAAGGTGTTCAGCCTCTAGGTGGTCCAGCAGGTTATGTGGCTCCATTCGCATTCGGTATTCCGATTGTTGAAGTTCCACTACTTCCTGAAGCACAGGACGGCGATTACTCAGGAGAGACAGGCAACCACGGTGACATCCACTTGACATTCCCAAATAACGTTGTTATTGGTATCAAGCGTGACGTAACTGTTTACCGTTTCTTCTGGCCACGTAAGGACTCAATTGAGTACACAATGTATACTCGTGTTGGCGTCCAGATCGAACAAGCTGATGCTTGGGTTGTTGTAAAGAACGTTAAGGTAGCTTCTTAATTTAATTTAAGAATATCCTGCAAGAAAAGTCCCCCAAATTAATTTTTGGGGGCTTTTCATTTTAATTTAAGAATGCTATAATTGATTTACCTAGAAAAAGGAGATTATATGTCATTTGAGACATTGAAGGTAGCAGAGCTAAAAAAGATAGCTGAAGACTTTGCGGTAGACGTAGAGAAGATTAAAAGCAAGAGTGATATTATTGCGGCATTGGCTGATGAAGGCGTAACCTGGTCTGTATACAATAAAACACTTAAGGATGTAGAAGAGGCGGAAGATATTTCTGATGAGCCCCTACCTAAGTTTGATCCAAAGAAGGATTTGACTGCAGATACGGTTCTTGTCAGAATGACTAGAGCAAATTTCCGATACGATATTTTGGGACATACCTTTACAAAGGATCACCCATTTGTAGCAATGAAGGAAAAAGAAGCTCAAGAAATTTTTGACAAGGAGGAAGGTTTCCGTTTAGCAACACCTAAAGAATTACAGGATTTTTACGGATAATCTTTATATAATAAATGGCTGAGATTTTAGTAAACACAAACAATCCAATAAAGCATAAAGTTTTTTGGAAGGGTGAGCCAACAGATGCTGATTCTTTGCCAACAGTAAAGGTCTATGATACTACAGAAGACCCTACTCTAAATGTTTTAATTTCACCAAACTCAATACTCTATGTGTTGACCGCAGAAAAGCTTGAAACAGATATCGGTGTATATCAAGTTACACTACCGCTTATTGTTACAAAAGAGAGCAAGAACTTAAAGCTTCGTTGGGAATATACAGTGGGTGGCCAAGAGGCTTACAAGGAGCATAAGCTTTATGTTGTGACTCCATATGTAGATATTGAGCAAGCAGTAGACGCATTAAATTTAGGATCAGATTCTTCTGATCCAAACTACAGAACGTATAATGAAATTCTAGATGCTGAGCGCTGGGCCAGAAGAGCAATTGAAAATTATACTGGCCAACAATTTTATTTATACGATGACACTCAGGTTGTGTACGGTTCTGGAGCAGATCTTCTGCCATTGCCTTACAAGATACACGAAGTGCATGATCTAACTCAGAATGATGTTATGCTTGTGGACTATTTGAACAATGTAAATAATTGGAACCAAGATCTAAGAATATCCGAGACTGGTTTTGGAATTAGAGTAAATCGTGCAACCATGCTTGACAATACAGTATACGTTGCAAATGGTATGGTTCCTCCATCAATTAATGACACAACAAATGGTGTGTTTATAAAGGGATATGTTTATCGTGTACATGGAAGATATGGCTGGGAGTATGTGCCAGCCGAAGTAGAGCTTGCCTGTATTGAATTGATGAGAGACTATTTCTCTAAGGATAAAAACTGGAGAAACAAGTATATTACAAGCCTTCAGGCATTCGACTGGAACTTTGAGTATAGCAGCGACACATACAAGGGTACTGGAAATGTATATGTCGATCAAATACTATCTGCCTACGTTTTAAATCAAATGGTAGTGATTTAAATGAATAATCTCATAGATGCCTTTCTGTCTATGAAGATGGACGTTTATAGACAGTTTGATACTCAGAATGAAGACACTGGGGCCATTGTAAAAGAGTGGCATTATTATAAAACAGTAGACTGTCATGCCAAGGGTGTTGTTAGCAATTCTGCTACAACAAGATCTAGCGACAAACAAATCTTTGATAATAGATATGTTAATGATCAGATAATTCAGGTTAGAACTGCTGAAAGAATAACAACAAGAGAAAAAGTTACAAACATAAGAGACTCTGACGGAAATGTAGTCTGGATTGAAATTAACTTTCCATCAGAAACCCCAACCGTTTTTGAGGTAATGGGAACTACTCCGATAACCGATCCATTTGGAAAGGCTATTGCTTATAATTCAGCAATGAAGAGATCGGAGAACCAGAGAATTGGACAATAGCAAAGTATTAGTTCAGGCTGCAAGCGGACTGGAAAGACTCATGGTCGGACAAGCGGCGGGACCTCTAAAGGATAGTAATGTTGCACAGATATCTGCCTATGTATATTACACAGCCCAGGTTATATCTAAACTGACAACAAATAAACAATTTCAAAATAAATTTACAAAAACAATGTTTGATCAGATACAGTTAGACTTTGGAGCATACATTGATGCACAGGCTAGAGTAAAGCCTAAGTCTCTTCACCATGTTTATGAATGGAAGAGAACGGGCAATATAAACTCTAGACTATTTAAGTTAAATAAGGTATCTCAAGATGGACTTTCTTTTAGATTAGATTATGAATTGCTTCCTTCAAAATCTTTAGTTCCAACAAGTAAAGGCAAGCACAGACATGTATTTATTAATAAAGCTTCTGTGATGGAGGCTGGAATGCCCGTAGTAATTGCTCCAAGGGCCTCAGAGCGTTTAGTATTCGAAACTAATGGTATGACAGTGTTTATGCCTAAAGGTGCCTCAGTGACCGTTAAGAGGCCAGGAGGAGCAGGTGCTAGAAATCAATTTGGTTTAGCATATAGCATTTTCTTTTCTGGGCAGCTAGTAAATAATTCAATTAAAAGGTCTGGCTTTCAAAAGATATTTAATTCTGGAATGACGAAGGCTCTTAAGTTGCCTCCTAACATTAAAACAGTTCAATATAAGTTTTCAGCGAATTCAATTAAATTACAGGCTGACGCAAGTCTAGCTGCAGCATTCGGAGGTGCTCTATGACGATTAAATACAAGCAGGACGCAATGCTTGAGATAAGAAAGTACCTTTGGGATCAACTGAAGTATTATGGCATGTTTCTAGAAACAGATTATTATAGCGACAACGTTGGAATAGAGATTGTTCCAATAATTCCAGTTCAACAGGCGGCGGAACTAAATCAGTTCCTTAGCGGAAAGACACATATAGTCTATGAAAGATA